TAGTGTCTCTAACAGGAGGTACGGGTCTAGGTAAAACATCAGTTACTAGAGAGCTTGAACACTGGCTTATAAAATCAACTAAGGACAACGTTGGTGTTATTGCCTTAGAGGAAAATGAGTACCAAACAGTTGACGGTTTACTTTCCATTGAGGCTAACGCTAGGTTGTATATTGATCAAGTAAGAGAGCAGTATTCTAGAGAGCAGATAGACGAGTATTTAAACGCACTTTACAACGGAGAAAATAAGAATAGAGTTTTTATTCATTCCCATTTTGGAACCAACGACGTAGAGGAAATATTTTCTAAGCTACGTTATCTTATCATTGGAATGGAATGTAAGTGGGTAGTATTTGATCACATATCAATGCTAGTTTCAGCAATAGCAGGGGGTGACGAGAGGCGTACTATTGATAATGTGATGACTAGGTTACGAAGTCTCATTGAAGAAACAGGAGTTGGAATGATACTTGTCAGTCACCTTCGCAGGGTTGAAGGTAACCGTGGACACGAGAATGGAATCTCGGTGAGCTTGTCGCACTTGAGAGGGTCACAAAGTATTGCTCAGCTATCTGATTGTGTGATAGCACTAGAGCGTGACCAACAAGCCGAAGACCCATTAGAAGCGAACACAACTCACATGAGAGTATTAAAGTCTCGATACACTGGTGACGTAGGAATGGCAACGCACTTGCTTTATGACCGAGAAACTGGTAGACTTACCGAAACATTTCCACAAGACGAAACAGAGATAGAACTATGAAATCTTTAGTATTTGATATTGAAACAGATGGACTTGACCCAACACAAATATATTGCATGTCTGTTTTTGATACAGAAACACAGGCTCAATTTAATTTTAAACCAGACACTATAAGTGAGGGACTTGAATTATTAGAGAGCGCAGATAAACTCATTGGTCATAACATTATCGGGTTTGATATACCTGTAATTAAAAAGTTATGTGACATAGACCTGTCAGATAAAAAAATAATTGATACACTTGTGCTATCCCGATTGTTTAATCCAGTGCGAGGGGCGCATAGTTTAGAGGCGTGGGGGTACAAACTAGAATATCATAAGATAGAATTTAATGAATATGATAAATACTCTGAGGACATGTTAAAGTATTGCGCTCAAGATGTACTATTAAATTATAAAGTCTATGAAGCATTAAAGCGAGAGAGCAAGGGGTTCACCTCAGAGAGTGTGAATCTAGAAACGGATACTTATAAAATAGTAACTGACCAAAGACAACACGGCTTTATGTTGGATGTTGAATTAGCAGAGAAACTATTAAAACAATTTGATGATGAGCTTAAGGCCACTGAAGACGAGGTACATAAAACTTTTAAACCAAAAACAACCAAGCGAGTTATCTATCCTCAACGCACGACGTTCGGGTCTTTGGATGGGGTCAATAATAAAATTAAAAAGATGGGGCGTGATACCGAAGGCAAACAAACGAGGCTAACGCCAGAAGAATACGATATATTTTTAAAAGGCTCAGCAGATACAGTAGTTAGAGTATCCGAAGAACCTTTTAAACTTGGGTCACGCCAGCAGATTGGAGAATATCTTCAAGAGTTTGGATGGAAACCAAAACATTTTACACCAACAGGACAGCCGAAGGTAGATGAAAAAGTTTTAAGTACAGTTAAGGACATACCCGAAGCTGCATTGATTGCTAAGTATTTAATGTTACAAAAACGAATAGCACAAGTATCTTCTTGGCTTAAGTTTTTAAACGACAACCGCGTACATGGTTCAGTCATATCAAATGGTACAATCACAGGAAGAATGTCCCATCGTGACCCAAACATGGCACAGATACCAAGCCTGTCTTCGCCTTACGGAAAAGAATGTCGAGCTTGCTGGACAGTACCTAAAGGTTATAAACTTGTAGGTATAGATGCCAGCGGTTTGGAATTACGAATGCTTGCACACTATTTAAATGACGAGGAATTTATTAATGATATACTCAACGGAGACATACACACAGCTAATCAAAATAGGGCAGGATTGCAATCACGATCTCAGGCTAAAACTTTCATCTATGCCTTCCTGTACGGTGCAGGAGATGCTAAAATTGGCAGCGTGGTTGGAGGAAACAAAGCAGAAGGCAAACGAGTTAAGCAATCTTTTCTTAATAATTTCCCATCACTTAAATCTCTTAGAAATAGAATTACAAGAGAAGCAGATAAAAATGGGTTCATCAAAGGATTAGATGGTCGAAAGATATTTATTCGTAGCTCACATGCAGCACTTAATTCTTTACTACAGGGAGCAGGAGCTATTGTAATGAAACGTGCATTGATAATACTGAACGAAGCAATACACAACGCAGGGCTTGATGCCCACTGTGTAGCTAACGTACATGATGAGTGGCAAATAGAAACCAGAGAGGAACAAGTAGATATCCTTGGTAAATTAGGGGTTGACGCGATACGGTCTGCTGGTGAATACTATAACCTTAACTGTCCACTGGACGGTGAATATAAAGTAGGAGGTACTTGGAGTGAAACTCACTAGACAAGAACGATACAAAGCTATTGAATCAAATCCAACTAGTCGGGATTATAAACTAACAATGCTTAGGGCAGCTAAACAAAGGGCAAAGAAAAGAAACATTTATTTTAATATTACACTAGATGATATTACGATGGAGAGCAGGTGTCCTATACTTGGTACACTCTTTAAAGTAGGCAGGGAAAATTGGCAAAATTCTCCAAGTCTGGATAGAATAGATAACCGGAGAGGCTACGAAAAGGGTAACGTTATTGTCGTTAGTTTGATGGCTAACTCAATTAAAAATCAAGCTACACCAGAACAAATTAAAAAGGTTGGAGACTTCTATGCAAAACTCTACGAAGAAAAATCTATCAACGTTAGTTGAAGATGTATATCAAACAGTAACTAATATTACAGATGGACAAGAAATTTCTGATGAACTTTTAGAGGCTCTCGCCCAAAAAATTAAAGGAACAATCAAAGCTTGGGCGACTCCACAGAACCATAATAAGTTTCGGTTAAGAATGTCTAACATTGGACGACCTGCTAGGCAGCTTTATTATAGTCAGAAAGATTCAACAAAAATTAAACACGACGCGGCAACGCAGATTAAATTTCTTTATGGTCATATTCTCGAAGACCTTTTAATTTTCTTGGTAAAACTTTCGGGACATGAAGTTACTGATGAACAAAAAGAGATACAAGTAAATGGTATCAAAGGACACATGGACTGTAAGATTGACGGAGAAGTTATAGATATAAAAACAGCATCAAGTTATGGATTTAAAAAATTTAAAAATGGTTCACTTAGGGATGACGATCCCTTTGGATATATCAGTCAACTTTCAGGGTACGAACGTGCGGAAGGTACAAGTAACGGAGGCTTTCTTGCAATGAATAAAGAATCTGGAGAGCTTACCTTGTATCAACCAGAAGAACTAGACAAGCCCAATATAAAAAATCTTATAAGTAGAATAATGGAAGCCCTAGTTAATTTTAATAAGCCTCCAGAAAAATGTTACAAGCCGATTGCAGCAGGAACTAAGGGCAATATGAAACTTCCAATAGGTTGCGTTTATTGCTCGCATAAAATTAAATGCAATGAGGATACAAATGATGGGAAGGGTCTTAGAATGTTTAAGTATGCTAGAGGTACTGAGTATTTAACAACAGTAGTATCCGCACCCAAAGTAGAAGAAATTACTTATGCGAAAACAAGTCGCTAAAAAAATAAATAAAAAAGTAACTGAGCTATTAATATCTTGGATTCAAACAATTGTTCCTGAAGATGAACAACATAAAGTAACGCCAAAAAACTATGCTACATTACTACCCAAAGAAGAATACTTACAGACTGAAAAGACTTTTTATTTATCTATGTATACTAAACGATGGGCGAAACAAAACATTAAAAAATTATTAAAAGCAGGTTACTCTTTGAATAATATAACAATCGGAGATTTAGAATGGCTAACGAAAACGAGACTCAAGACAGACCGATTGAACATATTATAATAGCTTTTGCTGCAATGATACAGCTACGGGAAAGTAAAATAGATTTAGAAGAATTAATTTTTCTAAAGGAAGCGATAGACAGGGAGCTAGAAAAATATGAAAGGATTGTACATTGAAACGAAAACCTAGAGTTAAACGTATCAAGCACGAAAAGATAAATGGTTATGATAGTATTTGGGAATACATACTACACGACACTCTTTTAAAAGATTGGGAACACCACGCAGATAAAGTAGAGTACACAGTAAATCATACTTACGAACCAGACTTTGTAAGGACTTTACAAAACAAGCTGATTCTGTTAGAATCCAAGGGTCGTTTTTGGGACTACGCAGAATATTCTAAATACATCTGGATTAAAAAGAAGCTACCTGAAAATACAGAACTAGTTTTTTTATTTGCTAACCCGTCAGCACCTATGCCCGGATCTAAGATGCGTAAGGATGGCACTAAGAGAACACATGGAGAGTGGGCAACGGCTAACAAGTTTAGATGGTACACAGAACAAACCCTGCCTGATTCTTGGATAGACCCAAGGGCTAGGGAATCAAATGAATTTAATGAACGACAACAAGAGTTAGAAGAATCGGAGGATAAGTATGCCGAATGATTTTATTTACAGCAAGGTCAAGATAAATAATTCTTACGAAGATGAGGCTCCTATGTATCGTATAAGAGAAGATTTGGTGAATGGCCCACAGCATTATAACAGTGGAGGTATAGAGTGTATAGATGCTATGGAAGCTATGTTAAGTCGAGAAGAATTTATAGGATACCTTCGAGGTAATTCTTTTAAGTACAGATGGAGGTATGCGTACAAGGATGGCGAACAAGATTTAAGAAAAGCTAGGTGGTACGAAGATAAACTATTAGAAGTATATAAAGATAACCCACATTCGGAGGACAGCAAAAGTGACAACGGAAAGGAAAGCGGAACGGACTGCTAGATTTAATCGTAGTCAAGAAGCTAAGAACAAACAACGAAATAAAAAATATAAAAAGGAAAAAAAGGAACATAAAGATGACTCTGAAAACACAGGAATACTTAGGGATTCAAATAGATTTAAGCAGGGAAGATGAGCTAAGTCAATTCTCAATTAACACATTACAAGATAGATATTTTTGGGAGAATGAAACTTATGCTCAACAAGCTTTTGCTAGAGCTTCGGTCTTTGGCGCTACATACAAAGGATACACTGATTACGATCATGCACAGCGACTTTATAACTACGCAAGTCTATGCTGGTTTATGTTTAGCACCCCTATACTTAGCAATGGGGGAACCTCTCGCGGCCTTCCCATTAGCTGCTTTCTTAATTATGTTCCTGATTCAAGGTTTGGGCTATCTGATCATTATGATGAAAACATTTGGCTTGCAAGCGCAGGTGGAGGTGTCGGTGGATATTGGGGTGATGTTCGCAGCAACGGTACTAGCACTTCTAACGGTAGTAAATCTACTGGTTCTATCCCTTTTATGCACGTAGTAGATTCTCAGATGCTTGCCTTTAATCAGGGCGTAACGCGGCGGGGAAGCTATGCTGCTTACATGAATGTAAGTCATCCTGAAATCGAAGAGTTTATTGCCATGCGTAAAACCACCGGAGGCGATTTAAATCGTAAGTGTTTAAACATACACAACGCAGTTAACATAACTAATGAATTTTTAGAAGCTGTTAAAGAAGATAAAGATTGGCGATTGATTGATCCAAAAAGTAAAGAGGCCGTGAATAGCATAGGCGCAAGAGATTTGTGGTGGCAGATAATACACACACGGTCAGAGACAGGTGAACCTTACATTATTAATTTAGATAATTGTAATGCGGCGCTACCCAAACAGCAAAAAGATTTAGGTTTAGAAATCAAACAGAGTAATTTATGTTCTGAGATAACTCTACCAACCAACGAAGAACGAACAGCAGTTTGTTGTTTGTCTAGCGTGAATCTCGAAAAGTTCGACGCTTGGGAAGCTGATGAATTATTTATTAAAGATTTAGTTACAATGTTAGATAATGTCCTAGAACATTTTATTGAAAGTGCGGTAGATACTGACGAGCTTGGAACTTATCGGGCAAACGCAGACCGCTTTAAAAATTATATTAAGGAGGGAAAGAATGGATATAAAAAATCAGCTTATTCGGCTTACAGAGAAAGGAGCATCGGTCTTGGAGCGATGGGTTTCCACGGGTATCTCCAAAATAATAGTATACCATACGAAGGTTTATTCGCGAGTTCGTTTAACCACAGAGTATTTAGCCATATCAAATCAAAAGCTGTGGCGGCAAGCGAAGAGCTGGCTGATGAGAGGGGTGAAGCACCTGATATGGTTGGTAGTGGACTTCGGAATGCTCATCTGCTTGCTATTGCTCCTAACGCTTCTAGTTCCATTATATGTAATGGCACGACTCCTAGTATTGAGCCTGCAAGGGCTAACATCTATACTCATAAAACTTTAACAGGTTCTTATAAAGTACAGAACAAATATCTCGAAAGACTTTTAGAATCTAAAAAGAAAAACACAGATAAAGTATGGAAAGATATATCGGCACACGACGGGTCAGTGCAACACTTAAGTTTTCTAACGAATGAAGAAAAGGAAGTATTTAAAACTGCTCCAGAAATCAATCAGATATGGATTGTAGAACACGCCCATCAACGGCAGCAATATATTTGCCAAAGCCAAAGCGTGAATCTATTCTTCGCACCTCCTAAGGCCACTGCGTCACAGGAAATCCACGATGAATTTTTACAATATGTAAATGATGTACACTGGTACGGGGCTAAGAACTTAAAGTCTTTGTATTACTTGCGCTCTGATGCAGCACGTAACGCCGAGAATGTTAATATAAAAATACCTCGTATCAATCTAGAAGATGTAGAATGTATAGCTTGTGAAGGATAAATAAAAATGAGTTTACTAGGCACAAGAGATTATTATAAACCTTTTGACGATCCTTGGATGTTCGATTACTACGTCCAACAAAATCAGATGCACTGGTTTCCAGAGGACGTACCCTTACACAATGACGTTAAGGATTGGCAAGACTTGAATGATAGTGAGCGTAACATGCTGACTCAGATATTTCGATTGTTTACGCAGTCTGATGTAGACGTAGGTTCAGGGTACATAGATAAATATATGCGGATCTTTAAGAAACCTGAGGCGCGTATGATGATGGCGGCGTTTGCTAATATGGAATCAATTCACCAACACGCCTATAGTCTGCTGCTAGACACAGTGGGTATGCCTGAGACAGAGTACAAAGCGTTCGCTGACTACGAAGCAATGGCAGACAAGCATGAATACATAAATAAGATAAAGGTGGCTACAAAGGACAAGGAAAGCATTGCAAAAGCTTTGGCTGTTTATAGCGGATTCACAGAGGGGCTACAGTTATTCAGTAGCTTTGTAATACTTCTAAACTTTCCAAGATTCGGAAAGATGAAAGGTATGGGACAGATTATAACTTACTCTATTCGAGATGAGTCACTTCACGTTGAAGCAATGACCAAGCTGTTTCGAGAGTTTATCAAAGAGAACATAGAACTATGGACTGATGACCTCAAGAAAGAAATCTATCAGGCTTGCAGAGACATGGTAGCTCTTGAGAACAGGTTCTTGGATTTAGTTTTTAAACAAGGAGACATAGAGGGGCTAACAAAATCTGAAATGCAGCAGTATATTAAATACATAGCCGACCGAAGACTACTTCAGTTAGGATTGAAACCTAATTATAAAGTGAGTGATAATCCTTTAAGTTGGCTAGATGCTGTGCTTGGTGTAGAACACCAGAACTTTTTTGAAGGACGGTCTACTTCCTACATGAAAGCAGGACTCCGAGGAAACTTAGAGAAAGTGAGGTTCGCATGAGCGAAAAAGAAGGTAACATAATTTCGTTTAGAGTATTCATAGATCGCAGAGGAAACTTGTTGACCGAGTTTAAAAATCTTCCGGTAGAAAAAGTAGATACCGTATTCGATAAGACCGATACCCCCCTTGTTCAAAAAATAATCAGAGAGGCAAGCACCAAACTTGAGGGGCTGCATGAGTATCTTGAAAAAGAATTAGGCGCTCTCCGTTAATTGAAGTAGATACAGGCAGACCGCTGTGTTTCTTTGACGTCTTCGCAGTAACTCTCCTCTGTCCTGACTAGGACTAGTAGCATAACTATCGTCGCCAGTATTACTAGCGTCCTCATTAAGTAACTGCTTTAATTCCAAGCCGCCTATTCTGTATCACCTTTCCAGAAGTATCTAGAATAAACTCAGAGTGCTTACAAATCATTTCAAATAACATTTCTTTCATTTTAGTATCTTCTATCGTTATAAACATTGTACCTATATGGCTCATAACATCTGCGTTGATTCGCATTGTAGAAGT